GCCCGCGAACAGGACGACCCGCGTATTTACGCTGGTTTGATGCGCCACGCCGCTCGTATAGAACGCGGCGAAGTTCATTAGGGAAAAGGACACACACATGGACAGACGCGCACTCCTCAGCGCAGCCGAGGCTGCAACCACCGCTCGTGGCGAACCCTACGGCGATGCGACGTCAAACTTAACACGCATAGCAACGCTATGGTCTGTGATCCTCGGCATCGAGGTGACAGCATCACAAGTTGCGGCTATGATGGTTGCCTTGAAGCTGGCCCGCCTAGTCCACACGCCCGGCCACACTGATAGCTGGGTGGACATCGCGGGCTATGCCGCCCTTGGGGCTGAGGTATCTGAGTATGACGAAGCCACTGACTGTTAGGCGGGCCCGCGCCGCTCTTGCGTCTCAGGACGATTCCCGCAAGCAATCGGTGATTGATGAGCTTGAGGCTATTGCCACGGGCGAAATCACTGACGTACTATCGTGGGACATGCTTGGTCGGGTTCAGGTGCGTCCGTCTGATGAGTTATCGGAACGCGCGCGACGGTCGATCAAGAAGGTCAAGATTACGCCGAATGAGCATGGCAACAGCATCGAGGTCGAGATGCACGACAAGTTGTCGGCCTTGCGGCTTTTGGCGAAGCATCGCGGCCTGCTTGAGCCGAACAGCGACGAGACGCGCCCGTCGATGATTGGGATCAATGTGACGGGGCCGAAGACGACGACGTATGAGGTTATTGAAGAAGACGAGCAGGAGCAGACAGATGGCTGAATCCATAGCTGGCGTTCCAATTAGGGAGCCGTTCAAAGGTGAGTTGGATTATTTTCGTAAGAATCCTTCTGTTGCCGGGATGGCGACGGAGGACAATAAAGTCATCATTAACCCGTTTACCCAACTCAGCGAGCAACAGAAACAGGCTGTCGCAATCAATGAGGCTGCGCGTGTTTGGATGCGGACCCAAAAAGAATATGCGCCTGATTTTTCACTAACCAAACAGCAGGAGCAGTTTCTTGATACGACAACATATCGCAACGCCCCGAAGGCAGACAGGCTTGCAACGATAGCCGCTCGTCTTTTGAGCAATGATACGAGCGCGGGAGTCCCGACTGCGGATCAGTCTCTTTTCGTTTCGCGCTTGAGAATGGCTATGTTTGGGGATAAGTGATGGTGAAGAAAGTAACGCAGACGTTTGGGCCGAAAAGCCAATGGAGATAACTGGCGAGTCTGATCACATACGCGGGCATTACATTCATTTCTATGATACCCCTGTGCGCTGCCCGGCCTGTGAGTTCTTCAGCGTAGGTCTGGCGTATGACGGCACTGCGTCGGTTTACTGCGGCATGTGCGGCACGAAATGGTTCAGCGTAGGGTGTGACGGGCATGGCGAGGAGCAGTAGGGCGACGGATCGGTCTCCGCGCCGCCGCAGGAGTGGTGGCACGGACGCCTTGACGGGCCTGAACTTGGACTTCAGCGAAAGCCCGACCGTCTGGAAGTTTCTGAACGACGACAGCTTTGTGCGCGGGCTGATGGGGCCGGTCGGCAGCGGCAAGACGTATGCCAGTCTGGCGGAGGTCATGCTCCGTGCCGTGAAGCAGCCGCCGTCGCCGGAGGACAATATCCGGTACACGCGCTTTGCGGTTATCCGAAATAGTTACCCCGAATTGCGTACCACCACGATCAAGACGTGGCAGGAAATATTTCCTGAGAACACATGGGGCGAGATGCGCTGGTCGCCGCCCATTACGCATCACATCAAGCTGCCGCCGCGTGACGGTGCGCCGGGTTTGGACTGCGAGGTGATTTTCCTTGCGCTGGATCAGCCGCGCGACGTGCGAAAGCTGCTGTCGCTGGAACTGACCGGCGGGTTTATCGACGAGGCGCGTGAGTTGCCGAAGGCGGTGGTCGATGGTCTGACCTCGCGCGTCGGACGCTACCCGACGAAGAAGCATGGCGGCTGTCCGTGGCGCGGCGTCTGGATGTCCACGAACCCGATGGACTCGGATCACTGGTGGCCGAATCTGGCGGAGAAGAATCCGATTCGCGGCAAGTACCCGTGGAAGTTCTACAAGCAGCCCGGCGGCGTGAAGGAAGGCACGAAGGAGCATGAGGATGCGATCTTCGCGGCTGGCAAATACTGGCTGATGAACGAGAAGGCGGAGAATACGAGCAACCTTCCGCCGGGGTACTACGAGCAGCAGCTTGCCGGTAAGACGCTGGACTGGATTCAGTGCTATGCCGGGGCGCAGTACGTTTATGTACAGGACGGCAAGCCGGTCTGGCCTGAGTTCAGCGACAGCCTGATGTCGTCTGACGTTGAGATTGAGCCGACGTTTCCTGTCCATGTGGGGCTGGACTTCGGTCTGACGCCAGCGGCGGTGTTTGGGCAGAAGATGCCGAACGGTCGCTGGCACGTCGTGCATGAGCTAGTTGCGTTCGACATGGGGCTTGAGCGGTTTGGGCATCACCTTATGGCCGACTTGAGTACGAAGTTCCCGAAGTGCGAAGTGTTCATCTGGGGCGACCCTGCGGGTGGCAAGCGCGACGAAATCTTTGAGGTGACGGCGTTTGACCATCTCAGGACGCTGGGCCTGCGCGCACAGCCCACGGCGTCGAATGATTTCATGGTTCGCCGCGAGGCCGGTGCGATGCCGATGAACCGGCTCATTGACGGCAAGCCCGGCTTGCTTGTGTCGCGCGACTGTGTGCGGACGCGCAAGTCTCTTTCTGGCGGGTATCATTTCAAGCGTGTCGCCTTGGGTGGCGGGTATGAACGGTTCCGCGATGTTCCCAACAAGAACGAGCATTCGCACGTTGGCGATGCGTATGGGTATCTGATGCTGGGTGGCGGTGAACACCGCCGCCTGACACGCAACCCAAACGGCAAGCCGCTGTTTGGGCAGACGGTGGCGAAGATGGATTTCGACGTGTTTGCGTAAAAAAAAGGAGGGGTGTGCGGAGACAAACACACCCCTCCAGTCACATGGAGAAGAACACACATCGGAGACGGAACAATGTGCAAGAAGATTATAGGCGATGGTTGATACCAGCGCAATCCTTCGCAACCAGAATGTTTCTCTGGTGCCGTTCCATTGGGCGCACCCAGAGGCGATGGACCTACGCCCGCACGACCGCGCGTACTACGATTGCATTCCGAATTTTCGTGAATATCTGAAGTTGTACATGGCGAGTGGTAACGCTTTGACGGCGGTCGTGCCTGAAGGCATGGCTTGTTGCTTTGGCGTTAATACCATGTGGCCCGGAGTTGCGGAGGGATGGATGTTAACTAGCCATCTGGTTGACGGCTATCCGGTGTCACTTACACGCAGCACGACAAGATATTTCAACCGCATCGCCACCGAAATGAAGTTGAAACGGTTGCAGCTTACAGTAAATGCAACCAATCTTGTTGCAGTTCGATGGGCAAATGCGTTAGGATTCACCTGTGAAGGCGTCTTGCGCTCTTACGGTGCGGATGGCGCAGACCATATTATGTTTGCGAGGATATACTGATGGGTGGACTTTTTGGGGGGAAGAGCGAAACGCCGCGACCGCCGGAACCTGATCCCGAACTGAAGGCGGCTCAGGATCGGCAGGAGGCTCGTCTGGAGGAAGAGGAGCGTCAGAAGAGGGCTGAGATTGCTGCGCGTCGTCGTGCCCGCCAGATCGGCGGTCAGAGGATGCTGCTTTCTCCTGAACGCGAGAACGCCCAGAGGGGCATCAACACAACGCTTGGAGCCGGATGATGGGTGGTGTATTCAGCAGGCCTTCTTCTCCTGCTCCGCCTCCGCCCGCACCTGAACCGGAGCCGGTGGTAGATTCGACGGCGAGTCAGGCCACAGAAGCACAGAAACAAGCCGCCGCACGTCGCCGCGCTCGTGGCGTGGGTCGCGCGCTTCTTTCGCCAAGCCGACTGGGCGCAACCGACGAACAGCAGCAGACACTTGGAGTTGGTTGATGCCAAAGGTAGTTCTCGCGAATGGTAAGACCCGCACCTTCGCTTATTCTAAGGCGGGCATGGAAGCGGCTAAAGAGTATGCGAAGCAGTATGGCGGTCGCATCTCGGAAGTCTCGATGAAAACGAAGATGCTGAAGAAGGCCAAGTGACATGCCGCTGAAGGCGGGCAAGTCTGACAAGGCCATCGGCCAGAACATCAAGATGCTGATGAAGGAAGGCCGTCCGATGAAACAGGCGGTTGCTATTGCCATGCGTAAGGCCGGTAAGCCAAAGGGCATGAAATGAAAAAGCCTGTCTGGGAAAAGAAGCGGCCTAAGAGTGCTGGCAAGCCCCAGCAGCTAACGTCGGCTCAGAAGCGTTCAGCTATGCGAGCCGCCCGTGCTGCTGGTCGCCCATATCCCAACCTGATTGACAATATGCAGGCTGCTCGTGGTTAAGAAGGCGCACCAGAATCCGAAGGGCGGCCTGAACGAGGCGGGTCGCAAATACTTCGAGCGCAAGGAAGGCGGCAACCTGAAGGAGCCGGTCAAGTCTGGCACCAATCCGCGCCGCGTGTCCTTTGCCGCTCGCTTCGGTGGTATGGACGGCCCGA